TCGGATTTCCGACAGCTGCGGTGCGTAGACGCTTTTTGACGCGGTAATTGGTCGGTTCTTCTTGACTTGTCGGTCGGTTGTGTGATTGGCGAAGGCGGCAGGCGGGGCGGGTGTCAAGAAAAATCGTCGGGCGGCGAGATGTTTATGGTTGCTTTGTGGGGCGTTACCTTTTTGTAGACATTTGGTGTGATAAGAGTAGAGTCTTGTCTAAAGGAGTTAATCACATGAGGTTAAGTGAAGTCCTGTTTGACCACGAGGTGGCGATTGTAAGTGGTGTCTCTAGTAAGAGGTGGCAGGAAGGTAGTAACGGGGTTGAGGAGATTCATTTGGGAAACCAAGGACAACTTTTCTTCCTTATGAATGGGGGAAGTAGTCATGTGGTTGTCGTACCCCCTGTGGGAACGGTAATTAGGGAGGCGTCGGGGGGAGTTGGTAAGGAAGGTCTTTTGGACCGGATACGGGGACATCTAGGAGCTGCGCTGGCCCAGTCTCTCGTGACGGACGACCAGGTCATCATGCAACATGTGCGAGAGTCTTACGTGCTGGCGGGAGGGCGACTAGAGTGGGTGTCGTCACAGAGTGGTTTCACAACGTCTGAGAAACCATAAAGAAGCCCGCCCAGGGGCTTGGTTTCTGGGACATGAGGCTGGTGGGAATGCAAAAGGCCGGGGGCTTTCGCCTCCGGCCTTTCTCTTGCGTTCTTCGACCTACTTTAGTATTCGAGGTAAAGGTCGGCGTCCTCGGTATCCATCATCTGCGCGCCATGTCCCCGACCTCGCGTCTTGCTCTGCACAGCCGCCTCACGCCTCGATTCGTCGAGCTCGGTAGCCACCAAGACGAATGAAGTCGGTTCTCGTCTTGTTCCTCGACATTTGGGGCAGACAGCCGGATCCACATGTCCTGGCATGTCGGGGTCGCAGCCGGAGCACGACTTAGTACGTCCCAAAACATCCGCCTTTGGGCTGGCATTGCGATAAAGTTCGTCGAGATTTAGATTTTTGACTTTTAGAGCGAATCCCATGACCGTCCTCCGGTTGGTTGGAGGGTACGATCAGGAGTGTAGCAACATTTATGCTCAAGTGGAAATCTTTTCTTCTGGAACGGATTCAGTGGTTGGATTGGTTAACTTAGGTTCACTATTTTCCTCGGAGCCGAAGACCGATGAATCAGGGTCCGAGATGGTTGCCAGTTCTTCGAGGAGGTTGTCTTGAGAATCGCCATCCGAGAGCGAACCACCTAGTTCGAGGTGTTCTTCGAGAGCGGTCGATGTCGAGATTCGCAGATCTTCGATGGTGTCGAGCAGGGTTTCAGGTGATTGCCTTTTCATGGTTTCGAGACGAGACACCAACTGGTTTTTGTTTGTCACCTCGTCGAAGAACGACAGTATGTCTTGGGCATCTCGCAGGAGGTCAAAGAGGGTTTGGATCTTCATGGGGTCTCCGGGGTCAGGGAGGTTTGAATTTTCATGGTGACGAGGTCGCAACCTGGACAGAGGTAGAGATAGCTTATGACAATCTTGGTCTTGTGGTGCTTTTCGATTCGGATGACCGACCATTCTGACGGTATTGGAAGGCCGTCTGGATCTGGAGGCATGGCAACATGGCAATTGCTGCACGTTACCATTCAACGGCATCTTCCGGGTATTTGGCCAAGATTACGACGGGGATAGTCATGATGACCGGCTCGGGTTTTGGCGGCCCTTTGCCAACGATCACGACACAGACCCGGCAAGGCCACAGGCTACGATCTTGGGGGTTGGTTTCCTTGTCTTCGATGATGTAGGGGCTAGTCCAGATTGCCCAGCCCCATCCGATAGCTGTCTCGACGAACTTGACGATGCGGCGTTCGCCGCGGTGGGGAGTCGCCTCGGGACGGGAGCCGACTGGCGTGGGAAGGGGAAGTTCGATACGTCCGACGTGTGCCATGAGTTACGTCTCCTTGCTTTCGGCGGGCTGGTCGCCGGCGACGGTTGCAGGTTTTGAAACGTGGGGGGCGTCGTCCACGGCAGCTTGCTTTTTGAGAGCCAGGCCGAGATGATTGGTTACCGTGAGTAGGTGGGGCCAGATTTTGTTGAGGAGGGAGTTATCGAGGTCTTTGAGTTCTTTTCCGCTGGCGATGGCCTTGCCGAGCGTCTCCAGATCTTTGGAGTTGAAGAACCCCCATTTGGGCGACTGTAGCGCGGCCCAGATGGCCTTCATGAGCCAGGCGGTTTCTTCTTTGGTGAGTTGGTTGGGGTCGGCGGGGGGGTTTATTTCGGTCATGGAATGTCCTTTGGTTGTGAGTCCCATAACATCTGCCTATGGGCTGGCATTGGAAAAGGAATCGAGAATGGTCTGGTGAAGGTGGGCAAGGGCGATGGTTTCCAGTTGGCGGATCCGTTCGCGCGTGAGGTTTAGGAGAACGGCTATCTCTTCGAGGTGCGAACCTCCTCGGTTGGCTACATCGAGCGCGCAGGTTTCCGTCAGATCGTCGATGTCGCGAGACGGGTAATTGATGCGGATAGATCCCGTGGAAGGGATGACGTCGAGGTAAAGGTGGTATCTACAACTTACGAAAGGACAGGGACGTTCGCCGTTCTCGCAATCGCCACGGGTCATGGGTCGGCGGACGTCGGTAGGGTATTCCACGAGCTCTCGCCGTTCGTCGCGGGTCAGGGGTAACCATCCTGGTAGCGTTGTCGATCGCATGCTGTTTAGGCGGGTAGAGTACAAGGTTAGGGCGAGAGGTTACAAGCCTTGACTTTTCACGACGCTATCGACAATGGCCTTGAGATCGATGAGCGTGCGGTTGGACGTTCCAAAGAATGTTGTGGCGAAGCCCAGTCCCGAGGAGATTTTGTCGAGCAATGCGGCTTTGGCCGAGGGGGCGATCTCCTTTTTCGATTTGGTGAGTAGATCGCCTATGACCTGCAAGGCTCCGAACGAGTTGTTTTTTAGGTCGGGGTGTTTGGACGTGTATTCGCCAACGATGTCCACTAGCTTGTCGAATGCTGCTACCTTGCCGGATACGAGAAGGTCGGAGGGCGACAAGTGGTGTTTTTCCATGAGAGTCCGAGCCTGTTTTTCGGCGACCTCGCGCTCGTTGGGGTTTGCCGTGGGGCTGCGGGCAATGGCAAGCAGCTTGTTTACACGTTCGATAGCCTGCGTCCTGGTCATGGTCACCTCACGACGGAAAGTTTGGATTTTGAAGTGTTCGTATCTGTAGCGATTGGTTGGTCCCCAAGGGGTTCGCACATGAGAAAAAGTCGACGGTTGGTGGGGGACCAGCAGCAGGAGAAACGGGTTTTGGGGTTGAATATGGCGACGATGGCTTCCCAGGGAACGAAGGTATCGGAGAGGTTCCGGTTGAAAGAGAGTGTGGCGTATAGACCGTCGTCGTTGAGCTGAAAATTTAAGATTGGATTAGGCATGGATAGGCCATATTCGAGGGAGAGTAACAGGCCTGGTGCCGTCACTTCGGGAGGTATGCCCTTGCACCTCGTCAGATCATCTATGTAGACCACGACATTGGTGGAAAGGTAACGCTCGAAGATTAGTCTTTTGAATTGGTTTAACGAATCGTTTAGATCGTCGCTAGGAATCATTGTCTTGTTCCTTTCCAGTAGTGTCTTGGGCGTTTTCTCTTTTCAATTGTTCTATCTTGGAACTCATTACGAGTTCAGATTCCTGGTCATCGGTCAAGGCATTTGATTGTTGGGACCGCCATCCATCATGGATGATCCCATCGATTCGTTTCCGGCATCCCTGGATGTACTCGACGACTTCGAGGGCAACTTTCTTGGCTTTGGGAGAGAGCTTGCTCGATCGCAGTGCGATCATGAGGCGTTGTGTGCGCTCGATACCACGAACCGTTAAGACTTTTTCGCTGTCGCGTTTTCGCTCGCGTCTTTTTTCTAGGGCGCGACTGGCGAGGGTTGCGTAGTCGTCGATTCTATGCTGTCCTCGCCAAAGTCGCAGGTTTTTGACCGCTTCGAGCGGGGTCATCAAGGAAAGCTTGACGTAGATAGAGAAGGGGATGCGTTCGTTGTTTTTCCAGGACTGGTAGACTTCGGACGGCAACCTGTCGAGACAGCCGAGGAGTTCGTTTATGTAAGCAGGCGAATGGCTGGTTTTGCGAGCGAACTCGTTTGCCGAGACCCCAAACTGGTCGCGCATGGTTTTGGCGGCCATGGCGAGTTCGTAGGTGGTGAGTTTTTCGCGGGAGGTGTTCTCGGTAATATTGATCCAGTATTCCTCCGACCGGGGCGTGTCGGCCGGCAAGACGATCGCGGGGACGTCGTGCCATCCGAGGTTGCGCACGGCCATGGTGCGGCGGAAGCCGGCGCGCACATGGTAGAAACCTGGCGCAGCGGCCTCGACGACGACGATGGGCACCTTGAGACCTTCGAGGTCGATGCTGTCTTGCAGGTTGGTGAGACCAACCGGATCTATGACCAGGCGCGAGTTGAAGAAATCGGGGTCGTCGACGATCTTGTTTACGGGGATGAGCGTGCTGTGGCCGTAGAGGATGCGGGTGTGGAACTCGGCCTGGGGACCGTTTTCGCGTTCAAAGTTGCGTAAGACGGTTTCGGCTCTACGCTTGGCGAGGGTATTTTTGGCGCGAGCGACGAGGCGAGATTGCAAGTTTGGAAACGGCGAATCTCGATCGTCACCGTCGGTAGGGTTTTGGGAGTCTGAGCTCAAGCTTTTTTCTCCAATTCATCCTGGTTCGTCACGGAGACCGTGATGAACTGAGCGATCTGAGTGGTGTCCATTGTGATGATGCGTATCAATCGGCGTTGTCGGGTTTTCTTGAGGTGGTGGTGAAGGGCGATCGAGCTCCAGACTATGTTGCCAGACACGAGCATCGTTCCCGAGGCGAGGCTCCACCACTGTGCCAGGTGCGAGAAGAAGGCGAGGTTCCACAGGCCCCAGATTGCATAGTAGATGGTGAGAGGCCAGAAGATGCCGCGTATTTGCCTATCTCTCCAAAGGTGCTGGACGTTTTTCCAGGCCGCCAGGGCGCCACCTAGCTGGAAGAGAGCGTTGATGAGATCGAAGGTTTTCACAGAGGTAAGCCCATTTGTGACGGTGATGAAGGTAGCTTGAGACCATGGTCAGGCAACCTATTGAGTGCTTTGTCGATGACTTCCTGCTTGGCGACCACTCGCTTGCAGATGTTGACGTCGAGCGTGCCGTCGAGCACGAGGTGGATGACATGGACCATCTTTTTTTGACCCATACGACAGAGGCGATCTTCTGCCTGGGAGAGCACGGCCGGGTTCCAGTCGATTTCGATGAACACGACGGTGGAGGCGGCGTAGAGGTTGAGACCGATGCCCGCGGCTTTGAGACCGCCGATGAAGATCTTCTTGTCACCTTCCTGGAAGGCGCGCACGACCTTTTCGCGGTCTTGCTGCCGGGTAGCACCGTGGAGCGATACGGCCTGATCTCCGTAGTGTTCGGCGAGTTTGGCCAGGACGTCTTGGTGGTGGGCAAAGATGACGAGTTTGTCGAGTCCGGCGGCGAGCATATCGTCGATGTATTCGATGCAGGCCGGGAGCTTGGCCAGGGCCGTCCTGTGTCGGAAGTCGGACATTTCCTGGAAGGCGACGCCGGTGAACTCGTCGAGGGCACGCACGGCGAGTCGGTATTCGAGCTGAGTCTTGGCGGCTTCGAGTGCCGCCAGTTTGGCCTCGTAGTCACGTTCGTAGAGATCGCGCCAGCGGCGGAAGTCTGGATCGCGAGACCAATCGGCCTGGGCATCGTTGAGGGTGACGAGCTGGCGGCGTTTTGGGGGGAGATCCTTGAGAACGTCGCTCTTGAGCCTTCGGAGCATGAAGCTTGCGCGCAGTCGTTGTTGGAGTTCTCCGAGGTTGGTGGCGCCCGTGTCGACAGATACGACACTACCGCCACGTTTTTCGTCGTGGAGTCCGCAGTATCTTTTGAGAAAGGCGATCCTATCGCCGAACTTGGCAGGACAGATGGCAGCGGCCAGGGGCCAGATCTCTTTTGGGTAGTTCTCGATCGGCGTGCCGGTGAGGGCGAGGAACCTGTGTGCGCGCTGCAAGAGTCCTTCACGACCGAGTATCGCTTGCGAGCGTTTTGTATTATAGGTCTTGAGAGCTTGAGCCTCGTCACACACGAGAACATCCCAGACGCGTTTGAGAGATTCGGTGAAGGGGTTGACACCGATGAGCTTCTCGTAGTTGGTGATGACCACGAGGTTGTCTTGTTTTGGAACCTCGAATTTTGGGCCTGTAGGGATGATCACTGTCATGGGCTTGACGAGCCATCGTTCGATTTCTTGCCTCCAGTTGAAACGCAGAGTGCTTGGACACACGATGAGCACGCTTTTGGGCTTAGGGTCGCCTGACCGCAGGTGGTTCACGAAACCCAAAGCTTGAATCGTGTTGTGGGTCAGAATGTAGTCGTCGGTGACGTAGAGGCGGTCGGGAGAGTTGACAGCAAGGCATTGAGTTTCCTTGTGACCGACGAATTCGATGTTGATTATGGAACGACAGGGGGGATATTTTTCGCGGATTATGTTGTGTTGTAGTTTTCTTGCTAAGCGACAAGGGACAATGTTGTTTGGCAACCGGACTGACATACGGTACGAGACTCTGCATTTGGTTGTTTTAGGACGGATTCTTGCAGTTCCTCCCAAGCTCCAGACGAGGTGTTGCACGTCTTTAGCAAGCTGAAGCGACGAGCTGGAGTATTCAATGTTACCATCTAGGGGCCGAACGTGTCCATCCGAGTCTATCAGTCCTTGGAGAAGTGAAATTCGGTTTTGAGTTGAGGTCCAGAGGTAGTTGTGGGGGATTTTTTTCTCGTAGCTGTGGTAACCCATGAGATCTATCTTGCGTAGATGATCTAGAAAGGCATTGGGACGACCTGGCTTGTGCTCCGTGGTGGTTACAATGAACTCGATAGGACTTGTTTGAGGCGACAGGATGAAGCCTTGGGGGAGTAAGGATGATATGCGTTCAACACTTTCACGATCAGGAATCGTAACGTGTGCGCTAACTTGTGAGAGGCCACCATTTCCGAGAAGGTAGCCGATAACATACGGGTCTACGAAGAGAGGACGTCTTTTGTGGTCACAGGGTTCAACCAAACGAACGAAGTGCTTGTGGTTGTTTTTGTCCTTGAGACCAATATCCATGATCTGTCTTGTGGTTAGTATCTTAGGAGGATTTTTTCGCTTACGGCGCAGGGGAGTGTTGACTTCCCACAGGTGGTCTTCACCACATTCAGTCGTTGCACCATCCTGAAAGGTTACTCGGAAGACTTTGCGGACTCCTTGTGGGTACACATTCTCAACAGGATATGAGAGACCGTCAGACCCGATGATGAGTTGTCCCTTTTTCACTTCTCCCATAGTGGTCCATCCATAGGGAGTGAGTATTTTAGCGTCCAGAGGTTGTTCTTTCCCAAGCCCCATATCGTCTCCGAGAAGCGTGTCTTTGTGATCTCGTATGAAGGCAATGCCTGCTAGTTGGTATGGAGCATACTTGAGACCTTGAGGGGCTGGAACGAGAATGTCAGAGGTTACAGCTCTTGATTTGGCGAGTTTGTCCACATGAGTCTTGATGGCAGCAAGGGCAAGCTGGTTACAATAAGAACGAAGACGTGTGGCGGACTCAACTCGATTAGACCACCAACGGTTTCCAATTCGCGCGTAGCAGGCTTTGCATCGTTTGTCAGGTGTGCAGAGGGAAGGTTCGTGGGGCTCGAAGCCAGCTTTGGTGAGGACAGAGCGATCTTCTGGCTTGTCGACCACGAAGATTCCTTTCCAGAATGTGACAATCACTTGAGGCCAACCTTCTTTCTGACACCCATTACAGCTTCGACTAGAGACGCTTTTGAACAATTGAAGGTCTCGTCAGTCTTACTGTTGACAATCAATGACTTGTACTTCATCGAACCTTGTTTTCCAGCGTTGGTTGTCACATAGGTTCTGAGTATCGGGCGCGTCGGTCGCCTTGTTTTCATGACGTTCCTCGGAGTGTGAGGGCGTAGTTTACCATCTAGTTTTCGGCAGGTCGATAGGACAGATTTGCTCCGGGAGGCAACGACTCATCATTATATGTGTCTATTAGTACGCACCATGAAGTCTAGCAACGAAAACTTTTTTGAAATACCCTATTGACGAGTGCTATTGCTGGCGTTACGGTGCTTTTTGCAATCGAGCCGGAGATGGTCATGGTGACCTTGGACCGGCAACCACCCCAGAGGACAGTGAAGGAGATACCATGGCACGAGGAAAGAATACACAGGCAGAGGCACAGGTCGTAAGGGCACCGGCGGACTTTCGAGATCTCGGTTCGGTCACGGCTGAGTGCTGGTTCAACCTGGAGCCGGGCAACGTCATGCAGGGCACGTTGCTTGGCATGTACGAGATGAAGGACGACAGGTCGAGCAAGCCTGGCGCGATGAAGAACTTCTTTCAGATCTGCGTGACGGAGCCCGGAGCACGCGGCCGTTACGGCAAGGGCGAGGATGCCGAGGTTTCGGAAATTCCTGTCGGCGCCGTGGTCAATCTCAACTACGGCGTCAAGACGAAGGTGCTGGAGACTCTTTTGCCGAGCATCCAGAACAACGCCAAGCACGCGGTGTGGATCCATTGCGGCGAGAAGATCAAGGTCGGCAAGGGTCAAACGATGTGGGTCATCACCTGCAAGTCGAAGATGTTGCGGGCGCCCACCGCGGCTCCCGAGCCGGATTTTTCCGACGTGGAGCCCGAGACCACGAGCTCCAGCTCCGACACCTCCGAGGAGTAGACCATGCCACGTCCGGTGGCAATACGGGTCAGTTACCGTAACGACGCCGCTTTTCTGCTGCGATTCGAAGAGGCCGTGAGCAAAGATCTGAATCAGACGGAAGAGTGGCGGCGCAAGGTGTGTGAGAAGTCCCGCGAGCTTGCGCAGTTGCTTCTGACGGCCAAGGATAGCAGCAAGCAGACCGAGAGGAAGAAGTAGCGGGAAGACCTACTCTACCGACCACTGGGGAGGTAGAGTAGGTTTTTGTTTTTGGGAACCTATTGGAGGTCATCATGTCGGAGAATTTGCTTTCAAGAGTTTCGCAACCGGTTGACGAAGAGGGGGTGCCGACGATCTGGATTTCGTTCTGTAACGAACTTGGGATCTATCACTGTCATAGGGAGGCCGAGGGCGAGGAGTCGTCGGACGAGAAGTTCACGCGTAACGAGTTGCTCGACATCGTCGAGGGTCTCATGAAGTCGGGGCAATTGGCAACGGCCCAGCAGTTGGCGGGGATGTGCGCGTGGGCGAGGCTATTCGCTCACAAGATCGTGGTTTTCTATACCTCGGGCAGCTTTAAGATTTTTAATCCCACGCCGCCGCCGCCCGAAGAGCAGGAAGACACGGCGGAGATGAAGAAGTTTCTGGCGGAGTGGAATGCCAAGCATCCGACGAGCGACACGATCCCAACGGTCGTGGGCTACAGATCTACTTCCTCAAAGGAGACCAGATGAAACCATGCCTATTCGGTTGACACTCAATGACTGAAACTGCAAATCTTAGAATTGTTCCAGGTGACGGTCCAGATTTTTATCCGACGCCTGCATGGGCCGTGCGAGGGTTGTTGTCTGTAGAAACGTTTACAGGGACAATTTGCGAACCTTGTTGCGGGGCAGGGCATATATCAAAAGCGCTCGAAATCGCCGGATATAGAGTCGTTTCGTCCGACTTGTACAATTACGGGTATGGCATAAGCGGAAGAGATGCGCGCAGTCTCTCAAAAGCGGTCAATGTTGTGACTAACCCACCGTACAATCTTGCCACTGAGATGCTGCCACATCTTCTTTCTGTCACGGAGAGAAGGGTTGCACTGTTGACGCGAATGGCGTTCTTGGAGAGCAAGGTCAGGTTCTTAATTTTTAACAAGTTTCGTCCTGCGCGTGTTCATGTCTTCTCTGAGAGGCTTTCTATGGCACCTAGTGGCAAAGACGTGAAGGGTGGGGGAACCGTGTCTCATTGCTGGATTGTATGGGATCGTGAAAACAAGGGATCGACAGTGCTTGACTGGATCACTCCTGGATTCAAAACAAAAGGGCTGTTGTAAATGGGCGTCAACCGGATAGGCATGGATGAAACGGTTAATGTTGTTGACTCGCCTCGTATGAGAGGGCCTGTGACATGTTAGGCAGGTCGCGAGGCATACGGTCGATAGGTCAAAGACCTATAACCATTAGTGGGGGGCTTGAACCATCACACGTCCCTGGTCTGGTTATTCAGGGACGAGAGATAGATCTTGCTCGGCCTACAGTGCCCAGGCGTCGACCCATGTCTCCTCTTTATGAGCGTAGCCTCGCGGCGGGGCAGTTTGAGAGACAGAGCCCGAAGCTTTTGAGGGATTGCCTTTACGATCGCATGGTCGACGGCGAGTTTCATGACGTCGCTGAGATCGACTCCTGGCTGCCAGGCAACCAGTGGGTGCAGGCGATGGTAGATCTCATCAAGTGGGGATTTGCCTTCGACAAGAGAGAGCGATCTTTCAGGCTGCGCAAACGGAGGTTGGGCGAACGTCGTCAATATGTCGTGCCCTTGTTGTCGGGAGTTACGTTGCCTCGTTACTACAAGGAAGAGGGCGAGGCGACCGAAAAGTCTTCGGGGACGGAGGACGAGGGGCCTTTTGATGATTGAACGTCCGTTTGCGAGGTGCCTGACGAAGAACGGATGGTGCTCGACGGCGAAGGCAAGCTCGTGTTGTCGGCTCTCGACATGGTGACGGAGACGATCGGTATTCTGGCTCGCAAGGGTGCCGGCAAGACGTACCTTGGGACCGTGATTGCAGAGGAGTATTTGGCGAGCTCGTTCGCGATACCCTTCGTGGTTTTGGATCCGACCGGCGTCTGGCGAGGTCTGGGCGCCGACGTCGATGGACGTCCCAACGACAACCGATTGGTCGTGTTTGGGGGAGCGAGCGGTCACTATCCGCTGGGAGTCGACCAGGGACGACAGTTGGCCAAGCTGGTCGTGGGCATGCGTCCTTTGCCCGTGGTACTAGATTTATCGGGCTTGAGTCCGGAAGATCAACACGGGTTCGTGGCCGATTTCGTGGGCGAGCTGTATCTTCTCAACAAGGAGCCTTTGCACCTGTTTATCGACGAAGCTGACACGTTTGCGCCACAGAGCTTGGATAAGTCGTCGAGGCACCAGAAGAGATCGCTGAGCACGGTCGACAATCTGGTTAGGCGAGGTCGAACTCGGGGGCTTGGAAACACTCTCATTACCCAGAGGGCCGCCGTCATTAACAAGAACGTCTTGTCCCAGGTGGGTGCCATGTTCTACCTGCGCATGGGTGCCCCTCATGATTTGGACGCCGCCGAACGGTGGATGGCCGAGCAGGTGAAGCCCGAGGCCATGCGCGAGTGTCGCAGGAACTTGCCCATACTGGGGCAGGGGCAGGCGTACTACTTACATGGTGGGGATAGGTACACATTCAGCAGGTTTACAGTGAGGGCGAAGAATACGTTCGATTCGTCGGCGACACCCAGGATGGGCGAGACGGCGAGAACCATGAGGTTGGCTCCTCTTGGAGCGGACGTCCGTATGAAGATCGAGAGTTTCTTGGAAGTCAGATCGGCACCTGCGACGGGAGATCTCGTGGAGTTAAACGAGAGATCTGAATTCGATTCGGAAAGGAACGACTTGCCGGTATTGGGTCAGGAAGCCGATGAAGAAGATCTTGACGACGATTTGGAAGGGTGACTGTGGCCATTCAAAAAAGAGACAAGTGGGGGCGGTATGTTTCTCGCAAGTCTTCGTCCATTTCCAATCTTCGTCCTGGTGTCAAATCTAAGGCATCCGCGAAGAAAACGATTTCTAATCGGCGTTCGGTAGCCAAACCCAAGACGACCCCGAAGAAGCCTATTCCTCGCGGGCGTCCGGTCGTCAAACTCAAGACGACTCCGAAGAAGCCGATTCCTCGTCGGCGTCAGGTTGTCAAACCCAAGACGATTTCAAAGAAGCCGATTCCTCGCCGGCGGCCGGTCGTCGAATCCAAGACTACGCCGAAGAAGCCTATTGCTCGCCGGCGTCCTGTCGCCAAACCCAAGACGACTCCTAAGAAGCCTATTTCTCGCCGGCGTCCTGTCGCCAAACCCAAGACGACTTCGAAGAAGCCTATTCCTCGTAGGCGACAGGTAGCCAAACCCAAGACAACTCTGAAGAAGCCGATTCCGCGTCGGCGTTTGGCAGTCAAACCCAAGACGACTACCAAGAAACCCGCGAAGGTCGTCAAGAAGAAGCGTCCGCGGCGCCAGTATCCGACGTTCATATCGCAGGCTCTAGCGGCCGAGGCCTTGTCGCTCCAGAAACTATCGAGGTTTCAGGACACGATCGTCATCATCGAGCCTGAGATCGACGTGGGACTCAAATCTTTTGTCAACTCCGACGGTACCGTCGACGCCGAGCTTCGGTTGCGCAATCTTCCCGATCTATGGAGGACCCTGGAAGGACAGCCTTCCTTGGGGAGCGCCTTGTCGGAAGCCGTGCGTGTGATGGGGGCATTTCCAAGGCAACCGTCCATGGGTGGAGCATTCTGGGTGTCGTTCGGAGTCAGATTCGGTCCCAAGAACGAGGCCGAGGTCGAGATGATGGCGAAGTTCTACAAGCGGTTTCGGGGACTCTTCCAGGTGGGGGCCTACCATACGACGGCGTCAGCAGTGCCAGCCATCTTGAACAATGCCGCCACGGTTAGAAGTCTTGTCGAGAGCATCTGGGATAAGCGCGACTTGCCGCCGGCGCAAGTGCTGGTTCGCATCGTATGGACACCTGACGGTCAACGTCCGGGACGATTCCAGGGAGAAGGAGGGAGTGCAAAATGAGCGATCATCGTGATGTGGTAGACGAGCTTCGAGCGATACGTGTCTGGTTACCTGACAAGGGGAAATTAGTGATGACAAGCGAGGCGGTTGAGGACATCTGTTCAAGAGGAGCAAGGGAAATCGAGAGATTACGTCGTGGTTTAATTGAAATAGCCGGGATGGGCGACGATCCGTTTAACCGTCAGTCGCGTAGGGCACGAGAACTTTTGGTGGGAGACGAGAGATGAACCGCGTTGTGGAATTGGGGAGGTTTCACGATGGAAGATCTTTCAGCGGCGATCTTGATGTCGTTCTGAGATCTAACGTTCTCGTGCAGGCGAACAGTGGGGGCGGAAAAAGTTGGCTGCTCCGGAGGATGATCGAGCAGGTTTTCGGCAAGGTGCCCCAGATAATCATAGATCCAGAGGGAGAGTTTTCGTCCTTGCGAGCGAAGTTCGACTTCGTGCTGGTGGGCAAGGGTGGCGATACGCCGGCCGATTTGAGGTCTGCCGTGTTGCTGGCGCACAAGCTTCTGGAGCTCGGCGCCAGCGCTGTCGTAGATCTTTATGAGATGTCGAAGGTTCAGCGGCCATTGTGGGTTGCCGCCTTCGTACAGGCCCTTGTCGACGCTCCGAAGCGGCTATGGCGCGACTTGCTGGTTTACGTCGACGAGGCTCATGAGCTGGCCCCCGAGCTCGGACATGGAGCGCGCGAGAGTTCGGGTGAGAAGATTTGTCGCCACGCTCTCATCGACCTGGCGGCCAAGGGAAGAAAACGAGGTTACGGGGTTGTGGCGGCGACTCAGAGGTTGGGGAAGCTGTCGAAAGACTTCGCGGCAGAGCTCAAGAACGTGCTCGTGGGCCAGACGTTCATCGACATCGACCGCGAGCGGGCGGCGGGGTGTCTTGGCATAGCGAAAGTCGACAAGGCTAGCTTTTTCGTGGATGTCAAGACTCTGACTCCTGGTCGCTTCTATGCACTCGGCAGAGCTTTTGTTCTTGAGCCCACGCTTGTCCAGATAGGAAATGTAACGACAGAGCATCCCGAGGCAGGTAGGAGGCAGTCGGAGCCTCCGCCGCCGACCGACAAAATCAGACATCTTCTGCCACAACTGGGAGATCTGCCCAAAGAGGCGGAGGCCAAGCTCGTGAGGGAGAGTGACTTGCGAGTTGAAGTCGCTCGGCTCCAAAATTCTCTGTCCAAGATGGAATCGCAATCAAAGAAACCCGTTGTCGTCGAGGTGGAGAGGTTGCCCCGCGAGGTTCTTGCCCAGGTGGCCGAAGCGATCAAGAAGGCAGAAGGGGTCTTGAATTGGAAGAGAAAGTTGCAAGAGAATATGAAGTGGGATTTAGCGTCTCACGTCGAGTATATAGGTACCACGTTGAAGGAGTGTCGAGACGCGTCTTCCAAGGGCAAGATGGTCGGCCGACAGTCAAGTTTATCGGAAAGGGAGAATCGAGCGACGTCGTCGCTCCAATCGAGAGAAAGATTTTCGGGGCACAAAGGAGATCTGACGGCGGTCACAAGGCCCAATGTTCAGAGCCAGGAAGCCCTTCGCCTGCCCAAGGGTGCTAGAGACATCTTGAGGGCGCTGGGGAGCCGGCATCCTACGTCTCTTACGAGAACTCAGTTGGCGACTTTGGCCGGACTGTCTCCAAACTCGGGAACGTTTTCCACTTACCTTTCGCGATTGAATGTGGAAGGGTACCTGGGCCTTTGCGACGGCAAGTATGGGCTTAGTGCCGAGGGGGCCAAGATAATTGAAGGGGCTTTTCCCAATGTAGAGTGCTTAGGACACACATCGGAGGACCTGGTGCGGTTGTGGTCGAGCAAACTGCCGGGTGCCTCGAAGAATTTGCTTGAAGCTTTCGCTCGTTATGGTTCGTTGACGCGTGAACAGGCAGCGGAGCTGGTAGGCATGTCGCCTTCATCGGGAACTTTTTCGACGTACCTGTCCAAGTTAACCTCGAACGGTCTCGTGACCAAGACGAGCGAGGGTTACGTAATCGCCGACGAACTGGCCTTGTAACTTGGCTGTTTTCGGTCCCATCAATACCGAGCGCACCTTGCGCCGGTTTGGAGCCCTAGATCTCGAATGGGTTCCGGGCGAAGTTCTGCCCATGCCCGAGCGGACGATTTTCGAGATTGAGGGAATTGGCGAGCCTCTCGTCATCAATCTGCCGCCGGCCAAGACAAGGACGCGGCCCTTGGAGCTGCGACTTGCTGGGTACTATGACCAGCAACCCGAAGATCACGACAAGGGCGCTCACGATCGAGACGACAGTCCGGTCATGGTCGAACGATACGAAGCTTTCAAGACGGTGGCAGAGCTCATCGATTTCATGCTCGTGCGCGAGCACCGAGGGATGTGGTTCTATGCGCACGCCGGGGGGTTGTTCGATATGGAGTTTGTGCTCGACGAACTGCTCAATCAGATCAAGGAGCAGCTTGCCGTCGACAAGAGCAACGAATCCTTGACCAACCACGTGCGCAGTCAGGTGGTGTGGGATGCCACCAATCAAAAACGTGAAGAGACGGTGGTGGTCAAAGACAGGTCTGATAAGAAAGGCCAGACGTGGACCATCAAGGCAGCGTTCTCGGGGTCGTCGGCGATCTTGATTCATGTCAGCCGCGGCAAGGATACGTGGCACTTTGTCGACAGCTATTGGCTGTTTCGCGACAAGCTTTCCAAGATTGGAGAGAGCATCGGCATCAAAAAGAAGGACGAGGAAAAACGCAGGACGCCCGAGGAGACGAGGCTCTATTTCGCGAACACGCCCCTTTCGGAGCTCATACCCTACAACAAGGTCGACTGCGAGATTTTGTGGAAGGCCGTGGCGAAGTTCGAGGAAGAGCTCGTGGCCCTGGGAGGACAGCTTCAGCAGACGATCGCCTCGACCGCCATGAACCTCTTTCGGCGCTCGTACATGAAGGAAACCATACACACGTCGGAGGTCGTGAATCAGATTGCCGTCAAGAGCTATTTTGCGTCGCGCGTGGAGGTTTTCGAACGCAACGTGGAAGACGCCAGGGTATTCGACATCAATTCGTCTTTCCCGTTTTCGATGACGTTTCCGTTGCCGGCGAATCTCATAGATCTGGGGACGACGTTACCCGAAGACGACAGCGACGAGTGTTTGTATGTGGCGGACGTGACGGTGGAGGTTCCCGACATGGATGTGCCTCCGTTGCCATTTCGCACGAACGAAGACAGTCGGGTGTTTTTTCCCACGGGCAAGTGGCGATCTTGGTTCACGTCGACCGATATACGGCTCGCGTTGCGCGAGGGATGCCGGTTGCATGCGGTCCACGAGGTCTACCGGTTTGCGCCGTTCTACGATTTCGCGAGGTACGCCAAGGAGATTTACGCCCTGCGGGCCGCGGCGACGTCTCCCTTTCGGAAGCTTTTGCTAAAGTACCTTCTCAACAGCCTCTATGGCAAGGCGGCCGAGTCGCTTCTCAAGCAAGAGATGCTCATCAACCCGCGCGCCGAGGAGCTCGACAGATCCAAGATGCAGATGCTCCAGCCTGGAATCTGGCTACAGGAGAAAGAGGTACCGATTGCTCACCGGCACGTGGTCGTATCGTCGGTCATCACGGCCTTGTCGAGAAGGCTTCTTTTCGACTACATCAAGATGTGCTCCAAGCAAGGAAAGCCCGCCTACTACAGCGATACAGATTCGATCTGTACGAAGGCCGATCTGCCGACGGATCCAAAGGAGCTTGGAGCCCTGAAGCTTGAGAAGCATCTCGACTGGGCCGAGTTTGTGGCGCCCAAGATCTACCGGGGAGAGGGGAAGGAGCTCAAGGGGGATGGCACCTGGAAGGACGTGAAGCTCGCCAAGGCGAAGGGTTTCTCGCTTGGCAAGTTCGACGATCCACTGGACGCCCTGGGCAAGATCATCGATGGGGAGCAGGTGGGGGTTCAGACGATGGTGCGCATGAGGGAGCTTTACCACGCATCGAGCCCTCAAAAGATCGAGAGTTCTCCCTACGAGAAGCTGACGATAAAAGCATTGACGCAGAGGATGTTGTCGAAGCGGTTTCAGTATCCGGACGGATCCACGAGGCCCTGGACCGTGGGAGAGATTTTGTCGGGCGATCACGTCGCTCATGGGTTTGATTTCACCGACGATTTTTTGGCAACTCTCGATACGACGACGCGAGCAATGCTTGCGGCTGCTGTGTGAGACATGGTAGTTTTTCTCTCGTGTCGTCTCTCCCCCACTCCACGAGCACGCCGCAGGTCATGCTACCTGTCAAGTCCAAGACCCACGGCATTGATGAGTTGCGTCGAAACTACGAGCGCACCTTGATCATGATTGCCCTCCAGAAGAACAACTGGAACCGGAGGCTCGCGGCGGAGATGCTCAAGATCACGCGCCGAGGTCTCACCTACAAGATGAGGGCACTACATATCGACGTGAAAGCTATTCCACGTGATACGTCGGGTCCTAAGAGAAAGACCGAAAACGTTAGTGGTGAACGTGAAGAGATGATAGGTTGAAAGGTTGACGGAAATGGACTATTGCGTTTTATCATTGACATTCGTGTTAGTATTTCTTTTAGGTTTCAAGTGTGGTAGGGTTTCAGGTGTCTACGGCGGTTATCATGACGCCATGGCGGATATGCAGGCATTAGATATTGACGATGGTGAGGAGGGTCTACGCACATGACGCATTCAAACGTGTCTCCCCGGCAGGTGACCTTCGAGCTGAGGTACGACGATTTCGCAGCCATGCTGGAGAAGGAGTTCGCCTTGATCTTGTCGCCCGTTTTGGACGCCAAGCACGAGGGCAACCTGCGAGGTATCGCCACACGCATGGCGCTTCTGGCCGGCAAGAGGGCGAGGGAGACCAATAAGTTGCGTGAGCGACCTTTGTCGATATGCGAATCCTGCGGCAGGAACGCAGACTAATCTAACACGTGTAGTTAGATTTTTGGTCTATCAAAAGAGGTTGACAGGAAAGTTTTAGCGGTTGAGAATGGTTGAAAGTTGCTAGGTGGTTGTAAATGCCAGGAGGTAGAAAGATGGTTCAAAGAGATAAGATCGCCAGGTTCACTTGTCCCGGATGCCAGCATGTCACGCTGGCGTCGCTGGGAGTTCTCAACGTGACTTGTTCGGGCTGCGGGCGAACGATTGTCGAGACCGCGGCGGCTCTCGATTGCATGAGGACGCTTTTTCGCGAGCGAGAGGAGCGCCGGCGGGGACACGCGCCGTTATCGACTCAAGGAGACTTGAGGCCTATTTTGGTGGGGCTGGCGCTGGTGACAGAGGGCAACCTCGGGGTGGCGGGGTTTTAGCCATGCTATTTCGTGTCGTAGACATCGAGACCGTACCCGACTTGTCGGTTTGGACACCTGGAAGAGATCAGTATGAGCTGAGGTGTGGTGACACTTGGCGTTCGCGTCATAACATGTTGGTTACGAACACAGGAAGTAAAATCTACGAAGCTGCCGTTGTAGCCAAGGAGCCGTTTCCGCCTCCCCAGGCCCACCGGGTCGTGGCCATCGCCTGGTGCGATGTCGAGATGATGATGGGCAAGGTAAAAACCTACGACTTGGTTGGATGTCACAGCAAGGCTGCCTGGTCGACAGATTCGATCGTTGACGAGTCCCTGTTGGTGGGAGCCTTTGGATTAGCGCAAGAAAAGTACCCTGCTACGGCTGTGACCTGGAATGGGAGAACCTTCGATCTTCCTGTGTTGGCGATGCGGGCGCTCAAGCTGGGGATCCCTTGGGGTTGGTACTACAAGGACAAGTTCGGCGCCCGTTACCGGTATGGCGAGGACGGCCACTGCGACCTCATGGACTTCTTGTCGGACTATGGTTCGGCGAGGCAGATGAAGCTGGGTGACGCTGCCAGGCTCATAGGTTTGCCCGGCAAGACCGACATGGACGGGAGCAAGGTGGCCGAGGTCGTGTCCAAGGGGTCGAATGGCGACAACGAAAAAAAGATCGCCAGGTATTGTTTGCAGGATGCGATCCAAACGGCGATTCTGTTCGTGAGGTCGCGCTACCACCTGGGTAAGATCGGTCGCGAGGAGTACGCGGCCTCCCTCTCGACTTTCGAGAATTCCGAAGCCATCAAGACGGCAATCGACATCGAGTGGTCGAGGTTGACATTGCCTGTCGCTCTTCATTGGGAGGATTTTTGATGTTCGCTGTTCTGCTAACCACGTGCATTGCCATGGTGGCCTGGGCTCTCGAACCAAAGTCCATCATGGCCGAGTGGGTGTCCGGTCTGTCGGCGGTGACCGGCCTGGTGTTGTTGGCCTTGTATTATGGCGGGCGAATGGGGTTTGTCAGGCGAGGGTTACGATGAGCTTTCAAGAAAACCTTTGGGACGACCTGACGGACGCTGTAAAGGCACAAGGCTATCGACCGACCAAGTCTTCAGAGCCAGGCGTCTATGTGTGGCACGTGGACAACGACGATGCCCGATACGTGCGAGCCAGCTTTCGACCCAAAACCAGGTCGGTGGTGCTTTCTTGCAGCAATCCGGGGAGGTGGCGGTTGTACCGGGTCTTCATGTTCGGAGAGTGGAAACAGGCTGCCGTTTGGATCTCCGAAAACGTCGAGGCGTTGGCTTCGCAAGGAAGGAAATCGAAATGACCGACGATACGACCGATCCGACCTCTGGAGGCTTCGAGCCTGTCTGCCAAGATCCATTGTTGGAACGCGTGCTTCTGATTGCCGCGGCCGAGAATGGGGTCATCGAAGATCCGAAGACGCAGAACCAAGGGCCTCGGGTCGACGAGTACATCCGATCTGTCGGTCTCAATCCAGCGGGCAATCCTCCTTGTGGGTACCCTTGGTGCATGTGTTTTGTGTACTGGTGCTTCGAGCAGGCGGCATTGGCGCTGGGACAGTCAAACCCCTGTACGCGCACGGCTGGGGTCGTTCACCACTGGGAGGTTACCAAGGGCAAGAAGATTCTGGCGTTCGATGTTGCCAATGACCATTCGTTGGTGACCGCGGGAATGGTCTTTTGCAAGTCCGAGGTCGACTCGCACACGGGAATCGTCTGCCAGGTGACGGACGCTGGTATTCTCTCGATCGAGGGCAATACGAACGAGGCGGGGAGCCGCGAGGGGAATGCCGTTGTCGCCGGCAAGCTTCGACCATGGGGATATGTCCAGCTAGGATTTATCGATTACGCGGGGCTCTCCGTTCCGACCACGGCTCCGATAAGCTAACAAAGTGTTGACAGCGTCTTCCATTCATAGGTAGGCTATTTGTTGCAATTTGGTAGGTTCAGTCCACCCAACGATGAGAGGAAAGAAGCAATGGGAAAGAAGAAGACCAAGTCGTCCAGTCGAAAGTCGTCCGCGTCGGCGAGCGAAGCTGTTAGCGTGCCGACCACAAGCCTATCCGCCGACAAGCAAGATCTGCGCAAGGTTCCGCCGGTGGCCCGCATGCGTGGGCTGCAAGAAGGCATCAAGGAAAAGCTGGAGAAAGATCTGACGAAGCTGAAAGCGTGGCAGACCGTCACCGACAACCAAGCCGCCAAGGATGCCGTGGCCACGCTTGGTGGCGTGTTGAACGAGCTGGAGGTGCTCGATAGTCATCTGGCAGAGCTGGAAGAGTCCGGGTTCTCGCCGGCTCGCAAGAGTTTCACGGCAAAGGCGGCCGAGGGTGACCGCGTGACGGTGCTCGACGACAAGCGCGAGGGTTACAGCGAGATCATGGATCCGGAAAGCATGGTCGACCTGCTGGTCGTCAAGAAGCGGCCGGGCAAGTCCGGCGGCCTTGTTGTCGAGTCGAAAGATCACGTGCGCATGCAAGTGCCGGTCTCGCACGTGGTTCTGCGGGCTAAGGCGGCGTAACTCAAGAGACGCGTTTGTCTCACAAGTCGGACATAAGCAACGCGCGTTCGGCGCGAGACTTCAGGGCGCGGGTGGTGGGGCGTTGGCGTAAGATCTGGAGATCTGGCCATCAAACCTCACCACCTGTTTCCACCAACCAGGACGACGTTCCTCGGGTCGTTTATCAAGAGCCTAACCGGGAGCCGTTGCGGTATCTTGGAGGAAGATCGCCCGGTTCGTCCAAGAGGTTCCCCTAGGGTTAGATCTCGCGGCGCGATAGTCGATAGCTGTCAAGGGAGATTGTAGGAGATGGCACTCTACTGTTCGGTTTGCGGCAACAACGTGCCAGAGGGCCGAAACCAATGTGGCGTTTGCAACAATGGGTTCGTGTCTCAGTTGGCTTGCGCCGTTTGCCAGCGAATGGTGATGAGAGGCAATGCTCGGTGTGTAGGTTGCCCTGGTAGACCTGCCGACGACGTTCATTCCGGAGAAAACATCGACGAGACGTCGGGTACTCTCGATCGTTACCGGGGAGGCGACAGGAGCACCGAGATTGCGAGGCGCCGGGATTGGTCGGGGGGAGAGACCTCGCTCGATGTGGGAAGATTCGGAGCGATCTCGAACGTGACGGTGCCTGACAACGAGGCCGCGCTCATGAGCGAGCTGGGAAATGGAGTGCAGGTGTTGCTCAACCTCGCCAATACGCTTTCTCGAAGCAAGGGTCACACGGAGATTTCACGGAAGGTAATCAGGGAGTGTCGGACGCTTGCGACGCTCATTCAGGAAGAACTGGAAACGAGGAGAGGACCGTAGGATGGTAAAGCTCTATGTGTGCAACATCAATTTCGCCGCCACCGAAGACGGTTTTAGAGAGTGGCTCACCGAAGTGCAAGGGTACGTGGTCGATAAGGTTCAGCTCATCATGAGCGGCGAGACCGGCAAGTCGAGAGGGTTTGCCTTTGTGACTTTGGAGACCGAGCCTGCTGCCCGCGAGGCCTTGAGAGATCTGGAGGGCGAGTATTTTATGAATCGTCCCTTGCATGTGGCCGAGGCTACAGCCAAGCCGCGAACCGGCGAGCGGCGTAAATCGTCTTCCGGGGGGCTGGCGGGGCAAGGTCCCGCCAAGTATCGGAAGAAGGGAATTGGGGGCCAAGGTACGGGACGACGGTATGCCGTCGATCATGGAGCCGACGTCGAGATCGACTGGTGGAGCGACAAATGACCTTTTCGCTGCTCGACACCTTCCGGGTAGAGAAACACGGTAGCTGTCTTTACTGCGGTCATGAAGATACTGTCGTGGTGGTCGCGCCACCCGTCGAATACAAGGCCACGGGACCATCGTTCATGGGAGTTTGCGATCTGTGTTCGTATGCTCTTCGTCACGTCTGGAAGCGCGAGCTCGGCGAGATTGTGGCCGCCACGTCTCCGCGGACGGTGGGAACTCGCGTGTTGATACCGCGATTGTCCGAAGGAAAAAGCGAACTCGACGTGTCGGCGTATGAGCTGGCCGTGCTGCCGGCGAGCGACCATGGAGACGACCGGTGGATGTTGCCACACATCGAGTTTCAGCCGATCTCTCGCGTGGTGGAAAAACTCGCGGCTTCCGTCGGCATCGTCACCTGGGAGTCGACCTTGCGCGAGGTGTATCTTGGGTACTCGGGCACGGGCGACTACACGAACGTCCTAATCGCCTGGGCCTGGGGCCAGTTGCCCGGTTTGAAGCGCAAGGGCGTGGAGTGGAAGACGTTCGCCGAGTTGTTGTCGAAGCCCACGCAGGAAGCGGGCTTCTATCTTGGCGTCAAGGCGGCTTTCGAGACGCTTTTGTGGCGCCGGGAAGTATCGGAAGAAGGTGGAGAACTTGGAATGTCGTGTCCCGTGTCGGTCGTGCTTGGCGAGGGAGCCGTGCGGTGTCTTGGCGAAGGTGAAGATCCGAAGATGGTGGAGCTCTTCAGGGCGTCGCTCACGCCCTCGGAAGCCGAGGTCGTGCGACTGGTGATGGAGGCACGTAGAAGCGAGTCCTCGAAGACCGAGGCCTCGGGCAAGCAAGGAAAGACCAAGGCACCAGACGAGACCGGGGAGTTTCAGGGCGACCTGGAGGTCGACGATGGCGATGCCGGCGAGCCGTCAAGAGATCTGGCAAGCATTCCGCCGGGGTATGCGAGGGCACCACGATGAATATAAATGTGGGTTACCTGCTGACAGGAATCATGGGAGGACTAAGCTTAATGGCCATAATTAACGCGATTGTGGCTCACCATAAATATTCTTCCCACCTCAAGAGTGAAAGCGTTGGGAAAACACCTATCAACGTGATAGGACCATTTGTTCTCCCTTCTGTCGGTGATACCAGATGGGAGGGGAACATTAAGGATGGGGTTTACAGCTATTGGCTGTCATCAATATACTTTTACTTCAATGAGTCGGGGAGGGCAATGGTTTTCGTCGATGGACTACTGTTGCACGAAATGTTTTCTTCGACTGGACGTATAGAAGAGGCCAGAAGAAGACTGGATAGCTACGCAAATGCTGTTAAGGCGAGTTACGAGAAACGTTCTGGTGCCTATGTCGTTGAGTCGACAGTTACCAAGATCCAGGCCACGTTGGAGTCGATAAACTCTCAGGGTTCCTCCAGCGTTGTTGGTAGAGGAGAGCCATCGTGAAATTCATTGTCCGATTGTCGGGGTATGCGAGGGCACTGCGATGAAAGTCTGCTGGGTTGTGATGGTATCCATGGGATCCATCGGGCTCTATTTATTACTCATGAATTTCGTGGATCAGTGGTGGAAGGCTTGGAAAAATAGGCATAGACATGTCTATGTCACTCGACGGTGTTGTGTGGGCGAGAGGTGGGGAGCACCTGTTTATTTGGTGGAAAAACGGTGCAATTGTTGCAAGGCGGCCTACAGGCTGGTTACTTGTTCAGGCGTCGAAAAAGTCGAAAGCGATTGGGCCAAGGGGTATTTCGAGGAGTAAAGATCGTGGACCATCTCATCAAAAACGTTCCCATTAGCGACTTGGTAGATCCATCTGACGCCCCGTCGGTCTCCCTGCACGTTATCGCCAAGAACGCGGAGAACGTGCTCCGGCGTCTTTTCGACAACATCGGTCCATACGTCAGGGAATGGAGAATCCTTCTGAACGACACGACCGACGTCTCGAAGCGAGTCGTCTCGGCCGCTGCCGCCTCGTACCCAAAAACGGAAGTCTACCTGCGCGAGGTCACGCACGAGTCTCATCCGAATTTCTACATGCTTGATGTGGCCGAGACCTACAAGCAGGGTCGTGCGCTTGCCGGTGAAACGTTTGCCGGTCCTTTCACCAACGCTCCTTTGCTCTGCGACTGGGCGGCCTTGCGCAATCTCGGGTGGGAGTCGAAATGCGATTACATGCTGTTTCTCGACGCCGACGATGTCGTCGGCGACCCCGAGCATTTGCCCGCTCTGGTCAAGCAACTAGCCGCCGACCGGGTGTCGTTGGCCGCCACCAAGTACGTTTATGGGCGAAGCGAGAATGGGGTCGCTAACAGCGTGACCTATCGCGAACGCTTGTCCAGCAGTACCGCGGGGACGCGCTGGGTGGGTAAGACTCACGAAAGCTTGGTGGGAGGTCTTCGCAACGTCCTGGTCGAGGACAGTTTCATTGTCACCGACATGAAAGATAACTGGGGACGCGACGTGCGCGTTCCAGGTCGGTGCTTCAAGGTGCTTTACCGTGATGCGTGTGTGTCTGAATGGAAGGTGCCGGCTCGCCACCTGGCGTACCTTGTGCAGGAGAGCCCCGGCATGATGTCCGTCGAGTGGGTGACGGATAGCCTTTTGCCGTACTACTTGAGCGTGGCCACAGAGCCCGAGGAGAAGGCCTGGGTACTCTCGACGGTGGGCGAACAGTGGGAGGCGAAGGGGGCCTATGCGAACGCGGCCGAACACTATACCACGGCTGTAGAGGTACATCAGTCAGCCAAAGCCGCCTTTAGGCTTTGCCGCGTGAGGTTTTTGCAGGAGGAGTGGGGAAAGTGTGTGGAAGCGTACAATCTTGGCACGATGTATTCTGGCAAGTTTCAGATGCTCGATGCCGGGCCGGTGTACGCTCTCTCTTCCAAGATTTTGGCTGCGCAGGCTTACGATGAGCTGGGCGATCGGGCGAAAGCGAAGGTACTCATCGACGAAGCCGCGGGGGCCTTCGAGATTTCAGGGTCGAGTGCTCTCAAACAACTACAGGAGAAGATTCATGGCAAGTGATGCGTTCGAGAAGTTTACGAAGGTTGCGGCGTTGTCGGGAGAACGCTGGATTCTGGCCAGCACGGGCAATCTGTACCAGATGATCTTGGGGAAGACGAGATTGTCTCAACTTCAATTGTCCGAGGCGGCAGACCGAAAATCGGCAATTGTGTTGGCCGAGTGCCGGTATTTTCAGTACACGACGGGGCAGGGACAAGATCCGAGCGGACGTTTCGTGAATTTTTTCAACCACCAACTGTCGCCGTTTCCGATGAGCCACGAAGGGGGAGTCGTTACGCTGGTCCCCTCCTACATCATCGAGGTCGAACAGTCCGAACCGTTAATCGAGCAGGTGGCGGCGATGCTTCGGGGGGTCGAGCAGATGGAAGCGGAGATCCGTTCTAAGCAATCAGGACTCGTCTTGCCTCCGGCGGTATCTAACCGGAGAAGTTGATGGCCAAAATCATTTTCTGGCTAGGGCCGTCTGTCGAGACCTGGGATCCATTGACAGCTCTCGACACCGGCCTCGGGGGCTCCGAGACGGCCGCCATTCACATGTCCAACGAATTGGCGGCCCTGGGACACGAAGTTGTCGTATATGCCGACATTTTGAAGTCGGAACGAATTCTCGCGCCTGATGGATTCAAGCTGGACGATCTCGACAGAGGGAAGCGGGGGTGTTTGATTGAAAAGCTAGTGGAGTGGTTCCCATATCGCATGTGGAGACCTGGTACGGAGTGCGACCTGTTCGTTTCATCCCGGCAGCCCGAGGCGAAGCGGAAGCTGGCACCCAAGTGCAAGCAGGCCTGGCTCTGGATGCACGACCTTCATTGTGGTCCCGACTGGGACAACGTCATCGGGACCGACTACGACAAGATCTTGTGTCTGTCCAGGTGGGCCAGGGAAAGGTTCATGGCCTACTACCCAGGGATAGATCCAATAAAGATCGTCCAAACCAGCAACGCTGTGGATTTTGGAAGGTTCACAACCTCGCAACCGGGAGACCAGCATGTTTCGGTGCTGCGAGGCAACGGCAATTTTTCAAAGCGTCCGCTTCGGGTAACCTGGTCCTCGTCGCCAGATCGTGGGCTCGATCGTTTGCTCGACATGTGGCCCTCCATACGAGCCACCATCGACAAGGATGCCACCTTGAACGTGTACTACGGGTTCGATACCTGGAAGAAACTGGCGGAGCGTCACGGACAGGTTGGAGATCTCAACCGCATCAAGCTTCTGGAAGATCGCCTGGCGTCGATGTCCCGTATGGGAGTGGTCTTCCATGGTCGGCGTGGTCAACAAGAGATCGCCGACTCTTACCTGCAATCGCAGTTGTGGCTTTACCCCACATCGTTCGAGGAGGTGTCCTGTATCACGGCGATGGAGGCCCAGGCGGCGGGATGCAAGATCGTCGCTACCCGGTGCGGGGCACTACCCGAGACGGCGCCGGGGGCGTGGTTTGTGGATCTTCCGACGATCGGCAAACGGTTTGAAGACGAATTTCTGACGGCCACGCGGGAGATAGCGGCGGACGACTCGGTGTTCGTTTACGGTCCGCGAACGTGGGAGCAGGTTGCTCAACAGTGGAACGAATGGTTACCATGATCGAGAAATCTCGCAAGCTCAAGACCGTGAACAACCGTCATGTCGGCGACCAGGTCGTGGTCTTCGGGGGAATTATGCGCAACAAGGCCTACAAGGCAACGATCAGGCAGCTCGGCATTATCGGCTTCTATGTAAAAGGGCTTGCCACTTGCTACTACAGGCACGAGCAGGGGCGTATGTGGCGCGACTACGTCCCCGAAACGGACGGCGATCTGCCTCCCATCTTGAAGAAGTGGTGAGATGTCTTCGCACGATATTTTGACCAAGAAGCAGAATTACCGTCTCTGGCAGGGCGGAGAGTTCGGCAACAAGCTGCGTGCCTGGCGAACCGTGGAGGACTGGAAGGCGAGTGGATTTGGAGGAGACGTTGTGCTCCGAACGCTAGGTTCGTATGGAGGTGGCCCCGCTCACTACCATCTTCATCCTGACGAGGTCGAAGCGATGGCGGCCAGGTGGATCGAAGACGGCATACCATCTGAAAACATCATGGTCAACGAAGAGGCGCCAGATCGCCAGGTGATACTACAGGGCGAATACCTCAACGACATTTATGGGGCGGGCGATGACGCTTGTTGGTCTTATTTTCGATACAGCACTGTAGCAGCACACATGAGATCTGCTCTGGCCAATCGAGCTTCCGAATCGCGAGGATTGCGAGCGGACTTGATGTTGACGGCTTCCATGACTTCCGCTTCTCACGATGATTGGTTATTGCTAATCGACAAGTACCCGAAACATGTGTTTGAAGTGTCGATTTACGATTGTTGCCTGGGCGACATGCCCGGTCGCAATGCACTAGTCTGGGAAGTTCGGCGCTACTAGAAAATCACGAAAGGATCTTTGGACATGGATGTGGATCTGGATTTGAACGTACTTATGGCCCGAGTCGAACTGAGGCACCTCGACCTCGAAGCCTCCAAGGTCAAGCAGGATCCTATTGTCGTGGAAGTGTCGAAGGCAGTCACCTTGGCCCTTCTGCACAAGGAGATCGAAGCTCGCGTGGTGTGTTATTCGCCTCAAGATTTTGCCAGAGCGTTATTATTGCTAGCAGGCAGAGTGAGTGGCGATCACAACGGTAAGTGGGATGCTCGAAAGCGCACCGTCGAATATCCCAACGGTAGCGCCGTCGTGGTGGTGTTAAGGCAACCTGCAAACACGAAACGTGAAGCCGCAAGGGAGAAGGCCTGATGCCCAGACTTGCGGTAAACATGCTGGTTCTGAACGCAGAGAAGGTGCTGGACAGGTGCCTTCGGCCCTTGGCCGGCGTTGTGGACGAACTCGTGGTGGTGGACAGTGGCTCGGATGACGGAACGCGCGTCAAGCTCGAAGAGATCGCCGCATCCCTGAGGCTTGACAGGTATTACTACGAGCGCTTGCATCCGTGTGGAAAGGATTTTTTCACCGACGAACAGGCGTCATGGAACAGGGGCATGCCGGGTCCTTTTACCGGGCGCCGGGTTTTGGCCGACTGGGCAAAAGCGCGCAACGTGGCTCTCGACAACACCACGGCCGACTACGTTTTGAAGCTCGATGCCGACGACGAGCTTTTGACGCCCGCGGGAAATCTGTCGGCGCTACTCGTTCATCTCGACCAAAACCCGCACGTGTCGATTGTTTCCGCTCCCTACGAGATCATGGACGGTCAGGGCAATCCCGAGTGGTTGTCCATGTACGATAGGATCTGGAGATGCAATAGCGGTCATCGCTGGAAGCAGCCGATGCACGAGTACCTAGGTGGCAAGACGAGGGGCAATACGATGTTCGTGCCTGGAGGGCTGGCCGTTCGCGACTGGCGAGATTCTCCGGGCGAGGGGGTACGTATAGCCCACAGAAATTTGAAGGTTCTCCTTCACACCTGGGAGACTCAAGATCCACGTTTCGACGTGCGTTGGGCTTTCCACAACGATCTAATCTTCAGGTTCACGCTCGCTCACGAGGCGGCCGAGGTGTTTCCGTCCTGGTCGCGCGAGCTTTTGGCCAATGTCATGACGAGACTGGATCCGGCGGACCTAGGAATGTTGTCCGACTGCCATTACCACAAGGGCAGATCTCTGGAGGCGGAGGGACGAACGCAGGACGCTTACGAGGCGTATCTGGAGGCCGACCGCTCTACGAGATCTCACACGCAAGCGTTATTGCGGGCGTGGGCTATCGCGCACTATGGCGAAATGAAAACCATGCTTGCCGCCGACATTGTCACCAGGATGAACTCCAAAGGTCAACCTTCTTACAATTGCGATCTTAGGTTACTGGCGAAAGTTCTGAATTCACAGAAAGCTTCATACCTATCAGCTTGACAACTCCAAATGAATCAAGAGGAGAAGAATGAAAATATACGTGGCCTCATCATGGCGAAATACCTACCAGCAATCGGTCGTGAAGCTGCTGCGACATCTCGGGCATGACGTTTACGATTTTCGCAATCCGGCACCTGGAAACTATGGATTCGCTTGGTCGTCAATAGATCCAAACTGGAAAAGTTGGACGCCGGACGTTTATCGGAAAGCGTTGAAAAATCCGATAGCCAAGGATGGCTATGCACTCGACAGTGACGCTATCCGTTGGTGTGACGCTGGCGTGTTGGTGCTACCGTCTGGACGCTCAGCCTCGTTTGAGCTTGGGCACATCATGGGACAGGGAAAGCCCGGCTTCGTCTATATGCCAGAACCTTGTGAACCCGAATTGATGTACGCCGAAGCTAGTATCCTGGTGTCAGATGATGAGTTGCGCGAGCATTTCAACCCGTATTGCGGAGTCGTCCGATGACCAGTTCGTATGCAATCAAGATTGAAAATTTGCGTACTTGCAAGAGCGAGCAAGATCGCCTGGCAACGATTGTCGAGGCTTTGGCGACGGCTCAAGGGGTGTCCAAGAATTTTGAGGTGGATTTCGACCGACGGCTTGTGGCACTTTTAGATCGCAAGATTGAAGAGTTGATGCGTGAGTGTGAAGAGGAGTACAAGCTTCTGGACGAGCTTGAGAAACTACGGCAAGATCCAGAGAACCTGAAGTGACCATTTCGGTAGTTTGCGGCACGAAGAACCGCACGGAGCATCTTGACCGGGCGCTATCGACCTGGTGCCGGTGTCCTGAGATCTCAGAGATCGTCATTGTCGACTGGTCGTCCGACGAACCCGTGACGTTTCAAGATCCTCGGATTACGATGGTGCGCGTGACCGATCAACCGTATTGGGTGGCCTCGAAATGTCACAACCTGGGGCTGAGACTAGCCCGCGGCGAATTCGTCTTGAGGCTCGACGCCGACGATCTTCTCGAACCGGAGTTCTTCAAACGGCATCCTCTCGATATGGCCAGCGGTGTTTTTTACTATGTCGATCAGACGAAGATCCGCGACGAGAATGAGATCCACCTGGCGGGCGTCGTCTATGCGACCCGAAGCGACTTTCTCAAGGTCAACGGCTACAACGAACGGATCTTAAACTACGGGTACGAGGATGACGACCTGGTGGCACGTTTGCGACTGCATGGTGTGCGTGCTCGTCCCATTGACTTCGATACGCTTCACCACATTCCCCACGACGAGAGGTCGCGACTGGTCAACCAACCCATCCATGAGCACCCGGAGCTCGTGGTCAAGCCAGCCTGCGTGTCGTGGACGTGGGACTTTCATGCTCTGCCTGGTAGATCTGCCCAGGCCAACGAGGCTCTGGCTAAATCTATACCCTGGAAGTCGTCTGACCACATGACAACTTTCAGGGTCGTGTCGGTTCCAGGTGGTTATTGGTGCGAGGAAGTTACAAATGAGTTTGTAGGGTCCAACAATGGACTTTTGTACGTATAAGGTAACGTAGCACAGCCATGATTCCTCAACATATTCACCTTGTGTGGTTGGGAAAGCAGCCAATGCACCCTCGCATGGAAGGATGGTTGCAAAATTGGAGTCGGTTGAATTCTGACTGGGACGTATATCTGTGGCACGACGAGACGGGGGCGGCGAGCGTAGTTTCTGTACGTCTGTCGGGTCCTGACAGGACGAACGATGTTTGCAGTTCGCATTTTACGAGCCGTTACCCCGAGCTACTCCGTCAAGCCTGTCACCTGTCGCAGCGATCGAACATCTGGCGTTACGAGCTCGTTCGCGAATTTGGGGGTTTGTATGTCGATACGGATGTTGAGCCCTTCAAACCCATAGGAGATTTGATAGCTCCCTATTCGGCGTTTACATGTTCCAGCCAGCGAGCACCTGGCGTTCTTGAATGTGCCTTTCTAGGCGCCACTCGGGGTCATCCTTGGGTAGTCGAGTTGTGTGACAGGCTTCCGGAACAAGATCCAACCGTGTCGGGGAGCATGGGTGTTTCCTACTTCACGAAGATCACGGCTCTGCATCGGGAAGGTTCACAGTCGGTAACTGTTCTACCAACTGAAACAGTTGACTTTGAGTACCCTAATCCGTGGGCTCACGCCTTCGACCTTTCGAAAAACAAGCCTGTGACTGACGAGTTGTATGCCAGGCACCACGTGTCGTCGCAATGGTACCCGACGGGCTTTCAGCCATGTTGAAGCTCAAGTTCGTGGACTTCTGGCCGGGCTTCGTGGTGGAGGACAACATCCTCTGGAAGGTGCTCCGCGCGAACTTTGAGGTGACCCTCTCGGACGAGCCGGACTACCTCGTCTATTCGGTTTTTGGTGGTGAGCATATCTTCAACCAGCGTTACGAGAGATGTATCAAAATATTGTGGACGGCTGAGAGCGTGAGACCCAACTTCAAAATCTGTGACTATGCTCTGTCCTTCGACTACCTCGCAGACCCCAGGCACCTACGCTGGCCGCTCTACGCGCTAACTGCTCCTCCGCTCGTTAATCCGATTGACGTTGACGCTGCGATGACGAAGAAGACCAAGTTCTGCAACTTTCTTTACTCGAACCCTTGTTGCCAGGTGAGAAACGACTTCTTCCACCTCCTCTCGACGTACAAGCGCGTGGACTCGGGTGGTCTCGTCCTGAACAACATCGGACGCCGAGTGGGAGCGGGGCATACCGACCAGGGCTACAGCGTCGATGACAAGAGGATCTTCCAGTCCGAGTACAAGTTCACGATAGCCTTCGAGAACTCCTCGCACCCTGGATACGTCACTGAGAAAATAGTCGACCCTCTCCTCGCTGGCAGCGTTCCCATCTACTGGGGCAGCGAGAGGATTGCTGAGGAATTCAATCACGGGTGCTTCATCAACGCGCATGAGTACCCTAGCATGAGCGAAGTCGTGCGTCGAGTGGTCGAAGTCGACTGCGACGACGACCTTTACAGGCTCTACCTCTCCGGCCCTAGGTTCTCTGGAGGCAAGCTGCCCGCCTGCTGCGAGCCGGATTACCTCGTGCCGTTCTTCCAGAAGATTTTCGCCGACAGGGAGCCACGCTGCCACAGTAAACCCAACCTCCTCGACGTGCTCACCACTTGTGGGTGGTCGGTGTTATCGTGAAGGACAAGTCTGTAGTGTCCCTTCCATGCAATGGTATGCCGCGGGCTTTCAACCTCTATCCCAACCCGCGGTTCCGACGACAGGAGAGTTTCCAATGACACCCACGTTCACGGCAGATCTGTTTTCGAACCACCTCGATACCTGGAACAAGCATGTGGTGCCGCTATTGGCGGGCGTGCCCAGGGCCAGGTGGATAGAGATTGGCAGCTACGAGGGTAGATCTGCTCTGTGGACCTTGGACCACGTGCTCACGGGCGAGGATACGACGTTGGTGTGTGTCGACGTGTGGGAGCCCCTGTGGACCTCCCCGAACGTCACGGAAAGGCGATTCGACGAGAATCTCAAAGGTAGGCGAAACGTTGTCAAGTTCAAGGGAGCTTCGCGCCAGGTTTTGCCTCACTTGACCAAGGGCAGCTATCATGGGGCCTACATCGATGGCTCGCACACCGAGGAAGATGCCTACCAGGACGCCTGCCAGGTGTTGCCTCTTCTACGCCCCGGAGCCGTGCTGATTTTCGACGACTATGCAGGTGACTTGCCGCCGGGCAAACCCCAGCAGTTCGGAGTTCGGCAAGCTGTCGACAGATTTTTGAAGGAACATCCCGAACTCGTGGTGTTGCATCGTGGATGGCAGATCATTTTACGGTTGCCCGAAACCGGAGTCGTTTCGACAAAAGGAGCATGAACGCATGACATTGCGCGATCGTTTCGAGGAAGAGTTCGGCGACGAACAACTGCGCCGTGAGGATGTGTTGAGGTTCGTGGAGAGGGAAATCGCCCGAGCCGTCAAGGCCGCGGGGACCATACATCGCGAACGATTGCACACCGACCGCAAGAGCAGCACGCGCGACTTTAAGATCCCTTGTCCCGGTCACCCCCAAGGCGATTTCGTGATGCACGCAACCGTCGGCCAGTACCCGGACGGCCGGCCGGGGGAGCTGTTTCTCTGGGCCGATAAGGCAGGGTCGCTGGCATCCGGGGCGCTCACCGCCGTGGCCATCGCCCTGTCGTTTCAATGGCAGCATGGAGTTCCCTTCGAGGCGTCGGTATCCAAACTTCGAGGAATGCGCTTCGAGCCGATGGGAGCGACCGGAGACAAGTCTTACCCCATCGTGTCAAGTCCTCTTGACTATCTTTCAAGATGGTTGCTTGACAGGTTTGGTAAAAAGGTTGATGGTAAAGATGGTTGACAATCCACGTCTAAGGTGTTTTGTTGGCAGAAGGAGCGCGCATGGCCGACGATGCTGTAAATCTTGAGAGAATCACTATCACCTTAGATCACGCGTTTGCTCCCATAGCAGACGATCTGATTTTCAGGGTCGTTGGAATGGTGACGACGGATGGTCTGGTATTGGTCGACATCCGTTCGCGTTTGCCCGCGCATGATGGGGAATCCAATATCGAAGTTAAAACCTTACGAGACAAGATGGCTCTGTTGTTGCGAGACGCCATGGGTTGTGAAGAGGGCGACATGATCCGGTTGTCCGACGTGACGACCAAGGCTTAGGGGGTTGCCATGACCGCGGAAGATCATCTGAGGAACGTCATCAAGAACCTGAACACTCACGAGCACTGGACGAATGATCTACATTGTGCCGTGCGGGATGCCGAGGCCTTTTTGGACCGGGAGGAGATCATGATCTCTCAAACCGCGAAAGGTATCGAGAAAGCTTTGGAACTTCTTGACGATATGGCCACCCTTTCGCCTGGTGGAAGGCAACCATGATGCGTGCCTTGCGCGATACCGCCCGAGACCTGCTGTTCGTGAGCTTCATGTTGTTGTCGTTCGTGCTGCCTGTTCTGTTCGCGGCGCGCCTGGCGCTGGCGCTCTTTTCCACCGACAAGATCGACGCCTGCTACGTGACGAACCACCCTGAAGGTTACGTTCTCGTCGAGCAGCGGCGCTGGCAGGTGGTGCCCCAAGAAGTGAAGTTCTCGAATCTCGCCGAAGTGCTGGCCGTGGTCAAGGTCGTCTGTCCTCAACCTGCGGGCAAGTGAGGAGCCTCGACATGAAGATTGGAGTCATCATCCCTTCGCGCCTGGCGCCTCGTCCTGGGGGCCGGGAGCTACGTGAATTCGGTCCCGAGCTATGGCTCGATGGGGCTCTGGCCTCGGTTGTGAATCAGCAGGGCTACAATGTCAACGACTGGGAGATCTTTGTTGCCGTAGATCCAAATGCGCTCGTTCCGATTCACGTGTACGACCACGCGACGATCGTCAGGGGGAAGTCGGCCGGCCGGGCGAGAGCCATTAACGAGGCGGCCGACGTGGCGCTGCTCGATGGGTGCGAGGCGCTTGCCTTCCTGGACGACGACGACAGGTGGCATCGTCGCAAGACCGAGATCATGTTGCCTCATCTTGAGCGGGCACTTTTTTTAAGTTGTTCCCAGCGACTCGTGTCGGAGAACTCGTTGGATCTTGGTGTCAACAACGACTATCCTGGTCCATCAGGCTGGATTGTGGCGGCTTCCTTGTGGAAGAAACTTGGAGGCTACAATGTGGCCTTCAAATGGACGATCGACAGGGAGTATCTTGGTCGCGTAAACGAGCTGAAGGTGCCCTGGATACACTTTAGAGAACGGGGACTGCTAGGGAAACGGCGAGCTGGACAATCCGAGCATGCCGAAATCATCGAGACCGACGTTCCCGAATGTTTGGTATCGAAAACCACGAATAGTCAGGGGATCCATGCGACTATCTTGGCTGGGGGTGTAGCCGAGGAGGAAGCGGCGTTCGAACTCGCCGAAAGGGTGAAGAGCGTCCGGAGTGTGCTACATGCAAAGCTTGCGTCTTATCGGCCAAAGCTCGTTCCGCCAGATCCTCTCCCTCGTTATGATGAAGTTTTCGAGGAGGGCGTTCGTGCCTTAGATGCTGACGCGGGCGAGCCTTTGGTTGCAGAAACGGGAGAGCAGGTCTTCGATCTTACAGTCCGGAAATCGCGAGAAGGAAACGAATGATGAACGGTAAGCACAGGGCACGATGGTTGGCCGAGATAATCTCGGAGATTCAAAGATTCCACAAGAAGGCCAGAGGTAGCGCCGAGGACGGTCTTGTTACTCAGGCCCTGGAAAAGCTGCATACGGCCCGCGAAAAAGCGTTGGCCGACGCCAATGAAGGCCCCGGCGGTGACGAGTAAACTTCCAACATGATAACTTTTCTCAAATCTAAAACAACCTGTTGACCTGCCTGTGAACAGGTATAAACTCGATGACGTCAGGTGATGAGTATCTCGAAACCTCAACGATAGGAGACAGATCATGCAGACGAACTTGAAGACGGTATCGAAGCGTCAGGCCCGAAAGCTCCAGGGCGGCACCTCCGACAAGGCCGAAGCCTTCCGCAAGGCCACGGGATTGCCGTGCGTGCCCTTCCGGCCCAGGTACAGCACCCCTCATCCCTCGGGCATGAATCGTCACGCCAGGCGCAGGTATCTGTCCACGGCCAGGGGCAAGGGAGAGGCGAGCGAACGCGGCAAAACCCGCCTCCGGGGAGAGGCATATGGGCGCCAGCTCGAACACCTCATCCGTTCGGGTGCCCCTTTTCAGATCGCACAGGACTTCAAGCTGGGCATCGTTCGCGCGATGAAAAATCGTGTCGTCACGAAGCTTCGCGCCCGAACCAAGGCCTCCCAAGGCGAAGCGGTGGCAAGCCTGTCCAAGACGACTCGCGTCCTTTCCAAGAAAGCAACTTCGCCTGCTTTCTCCGAAAGCTCCAAGCGGTCGGTGCTCGACAGAATTTCCGGCATGTTCAAGCGTAAGTCTCTCGCCAAGTAACCGCGAGAGAACGCACATGGACGACGGCGAGAAGCCCGAAAACGAAGCCTACATGACCCCCTGGTGGGTCATAAGACGCCTGCTTGAGGTCTGGAGGCCTCCACTGGGTATCGCTGTGGAGCCGGCCGTTGGTGAATACGCCATCGTCAAAAGTTTGAGCGAATTTTCACCTCGAATCTCCAAATGGATAACCTGCGACATTCGGGAAGTTTATCCGCTGGCGTGGGCAGGAAGCGCACCTAGGGTGCCTATTCAACACACGAAGTGTGACTATACAAAAACCTCGTTGCCAGTGTCGGATGTTTCTTTAGTCATCACCAACCCGCCTTTTTCGTTGGCCGAGTCTTTCATCCGGAAAGCCCGGTTCGATTGTCCGAAGGCTGAACTCGTTTTCTTGTTGCGTCTGGGGTTTCTGGCTAGCGCCGATAGGTCCGACCTGTGGAACGAGATTGGCGAGCCCAACCTTTGGGTTTTGCCGAACCGCCCCTCGTACACGACCTCGAAGCCCGGCACGCTCAAAACCGACAAATACGACTATGGATGGTTCATCTGGCCGCCCTTTAGTCACACTACAAGTGCCCCTGGCGAGGGATTCAAGAGATGTGGGTCGTTGGGACATCTCAAGCTGACGTCGCTAGAGGAAAGAAAACTCGGCTGACTTGCCAGATCTGCACTCACCCCTGACGATTCGCTCTGGTAACCTTCGGTCCTCGGACTTTTCGTCCACCACCCCACAAAGGAGATCACCCGCCATGTCCAATTTGAAACTTCGCCCCTACTTCAAGCACGCCCGATTCAAGCACCACACCGGCGGTGTCGACTACACGCCCAAGCAACTGGCCGCCTTCTACAACTTTCCCGCCGCCTACACGGGCGCCGGCAAAAACGTGGCCGTCATCGAGCTCGGTGGCGGCTACGTGCAGTACGATCTCGATACGTACTTCAAGAGCCTTGGCCTTACCGTCAAGCCGGTCATTTTCCACAGCATTGCCGGAGGCACGAACGCGCCCGGAGATCCGAATGGGGCCGACGGGGAAGTGATGCTCGACCTATGTGTCATCGGTGGCATGGCCCCCGGAGTGCAAATGCACTGCTACATGGCTCCCAACACCGACGCCGGGTTTCTGGCCGCTATCCAGCAGGCGACGGCCGACAAGATGGATGCGATCTCGATTTCGTGGGGTGCGGCCGAAGACGACTGGTCTGCGGCTTCACTAACATCGTTCAATGCTGCCCTGGAGGCCGCTGCCAACGCTGGCGTCACCGTGACGGTAGCAGCAGGAGACAACGGCTCGACCGACGGGGAGACAGGCCCGCACGTCGACTTCCCGGCGTCCTCGCCCTGGGTGGAGGCTTGCGGCGGCACGAGCCTTCCGACTTTGTCGCCAAGCTCCGAGGTCGTGTGGAATGACGGCACGGATGGGGGCGCTACCGGTGGGGGTGTCAGCACGCAATTTCCGCTGCCCTCTTACCAAGCTAAAGCAGGCGTGCCTGGAGGCACCATGCGAGGGGTTCCCGACGTCGCGGGATGCGCAGATCCGAACACGGGCTGGTCGGTCATCGTCGATGGTCAACTCACCGTCATCGGCGGCACGTCGGCCGTGGCACCCATGTGGGCCGCTATCGCCGCGGTGGTGTCGCAGGCACTTGGAAAAAAGCTTGGGTTGCTCAACACGTTGCTCTACAACTTGCCCGCTGGAGTTATGCACGACATCACCTCGGGCAACAATGGCACCTATACGGCCAAAGCGGGCTATGACTGCTGTACGGGGTTGGGCACGCCGAACGTGACCAAGCTGATTGCGGCATTGCAGTTGCCTGCTCCATCGCCGGTTCCACCGGCTCCCACACCACCTGCTCCGACTCCGGCACCCACGCCGCCTGCGCCGACTCCGCCTGCACCCACGCCACCGACTCCTCCGGCCCCGGTGACCGTCACGAGGACGATTGTGGTCCATGGCACCGGAGTTTCCGTGACCGTTGACGGCAAGACGGTGTAACGAAAACCATGCTTATCCGGTTTGTTGACAAAGTGACTGCGTCACATGGGTGCGACATGTGGGCGGTGGGCGGTGATATAGTCGCGTGTCATGGGGAAGCCATCTGTCGCGCTGTATCTAACTGCTGGAGGCCTTGTTACTACTGCGGTCGGAGCATGGACTGTGCATAAGCTGGAATTCCACTACATGGTCGGTGTTTGGATCATTGTAGGATTTTGGCTTTTACTCTTCGCCGTTTATCTTGCACATCGTTATTTGGCTAAAAAGGTCGAAAAGGCTCAACAAGACAAATTCAGCGAAAATTTGCGTCGACAGTCCGAGGAACATGAAAAGGAAAGACAA